AAAGTGCCAAAGTCGATCTCATTGGATCCTCCTGGTAATTCAACTTCCATAGAAATTTGTTCTGCTTGCTTTTTACTTGATGCCATATTTTTTGTTTTATATTTTTACTATTGTGGTTGATTTTTGTTTCTATTCAAGCTCAAAAATATCCAGACTATTCCTATTTTGATCGAGATATGCTCTTAAAGGTTCTCTGAGATCCTTTGCAGGATATATCTTAGGGTCCGAGTCTGGTCCAATGTGACATAGAAATCCGCTTTCTGTGTCTATACCAACCTCATCTTCAAGTATAAGTCTATATAGACTTATTTGTATCGAATACTCATTATGCTGATTTTCCCATAAATGCGGGAATGGTCTAAGCAATTTTTTATATCTACCCTTGGGATGGTCGTCATGTTTAAAATCCCCATTTGTTTTCCAGTCTCCGATAATAAGAAAAACCTTCTGTCTTTTCTCGTCCCAGAAAAGAAGAGGCTGATCTATAGTCCCTGCTAGTCTCCATTTTCTTGAAAATATACGTAGTTCGGATTTCAGTGGGATAAAGACTTTTAGCTTTCTCTCATAAAGGTCCAAGAATTTATGAACCCTCCTAGAATACTCGTCCTCCGGATTATGCTCGGGAACATCAGGATTGAGTCCGCTCCAGAAATCTTCAATGAATTTATGTACTCTAGTTCCAAGATCGTTAGCGACATCCGCTTTGTGCTGCCACTCATTTAACACAAGAGAAACATCAACTCCTCTTTCCTGTGCCTTTCTTTTTGACCAATATTCACGATCAAACGGAACCTTGAAATTTTTAAGATAAGTGGTTACTGAATCATATTTAATCCCGTCGTATCTATAAACATGGGATTCCTCGTGAAAGCTAAATTTATTATCGTTGGTGAAAAATTCAAGCTTTCTCTCTATTTCATTCTTCAGTACTTGTACCTCTTCCCTCATTATGCTAGATGTAGAGCTTTTAATATCCAATCCCATTTAGCTATCAATAGGATAATTGCGGTTATCTCTGCAATAAATCTAAGCACCCATAACCAAGTAATGTGTCTAAAAAGAAATTGATAAACCACAAGATATGCTTCATCGTCAGTGTTTTTAACGGGTTCTATCCACATGGTCAATAACTCCTCAAGATTAAGGGATTTTAGATATTCGTTTGTTGGTTTAAGATCACTGATAACAAAGGATGGTCTAGCGTCTCTAGGTAAATCTGCAGAAAGTAAAACCTGTGGTGGCAGGTTTACCACAGTATAGATTCTGTTTAGATAATCTCTTCTGAGTCTTCTTCTCGCCCAGAGAGGTGAATCTTTTTCCTCTTTCTTTATAATTCCCACATATTCACGGTAAAGTGATATTTCTTTTATTACTTTTAATAGTCTAAACATAGGACTTTACTTTTTTATACTCCAATTCCGGGCTATTGTTTCCCGTCTATTTTTTTTCTGATCTTACCTCTTGCTCTTCTAATCCTAGTAGCAATCGATCTTTTCTTAATTCCATACTTCTCCGCTATGTCCTTGTATTTCATATGATTAATCTCACGATCTATCATAATATCACGGTATAATTCGGGAAGATCTCTAATCTCATCCAAAACAGATTCATAGACCTCGTCAAGATTGGATCCCTCGTTATAAAAAGCATAAGTAGGATCATCCTCTAAATTGTATTGACCCCCGATATCACCAATCGTATTCTTAGACGAAAGAAATTCCAATTCGGAATCGGTGTGGCTATAATATCTTTTTCTTGACTTCATTAATAATAATGATTCATTTCTTGCTATATTGTAGCACCAGGTTGAAAAGTTACCTCTCTCGCTATTATATTGATCTATCTTTAACCAGATCTTGGACATCGTGTTAAGAAAAGCATCCTCGGCAAGTTCTTGATCCTTCAAAATTAAATAGCAGTGATTGAGTATTCCGGGACGGAGTCTCTCAAATAATACCTTAAAATTTTTATCGTTCTTTGCTGTAATGAAATCTTCTGCTAGCTTCTGGATATTCTTCTCTTTTTGTTGCATATGTTAAATTTGGATTTAGTTTACTAGTTTGTCTATTTTTATAATTTCAATTCCAGCTTCGGCTAGGAAGGATAATGATTCGGGTTTTCTATATACGTCAGAAAAAACCACCTTCTTTATTCCAGATTGTATAATAAGTTTGGAGCATTCAAAACAAGGAGAAAGAGTTACGTATAATGTTGATCCGTCAGATCCCTGAGTACTTTTGGCTAATTTTGTAATTGCATTAGCCTCGGCATGTAACACTTGGGGAAGAGTGACATCATCTTTTTCACATATATTAGGAAATCCTGTGGGTGATCCATTATATCCGTCAGATATAATTGACTTATCCTTTACGATCAAACACCCAACCTGCATTCTTTTACAGTATGAGTTCTTTGCCCACACTGATGCCATTTCTAAATAGATCAGGTCTCTTGGATCAGCCTTGATGCCTTCAGGATGAAATTCCATAGAGGATACATCATACTTGTCATCGTTATTTTTTTTAATTCTCCACATGGGTAGGTTTAAAAAATCCCATGTTATAAAAGATGTATCGTCGTATGTTTTATCTTTGATTTTGTATAGTAATTGCATCTGAGAGTCTATTCCAATTTGATTTTCACAAATGTAACATAAAATCTCGGAATAAAAAAATATTTAACGGTATTTTTTAAACTCTTCTTGAATCGGGTCTATATGGACTCGACATAGGGGAAACGTTCAATGGACCTTCGAGTAGAGATGCTATCCTAACAAGAGCAGCTTTCATCTCCTGTATATCATTAGAAGTGATCCCAGCATCTCCATTTTTTTCCGATTTAGTTTCGGTTGCTTTAGATTCAGTCTTGCTTTCCGTGCTTACCGCTTCGGTTGGAGATTTTTTTCCCTCACTAACTTCCTCTTTTGCTGCAGCAGGCTTCGGTTGGGCTTTAGGTGCTGGAGGTGTAGATAACTTCTTAATATCTGTTTTGAGTTCAGGGGTCTTAAGTTCCGGTGTCTTTTTAGCTAATGATGGAAGCTTTACCTGTTTGCTTAGATCAGATCCCTTACCAAGTATATCGCCAGCAGCACCTAGTTTTCCGCCAAGCTTATCACCAAGCATCCCACCAGCTCCTTTCAGAAGATCGGATCCTGATGATAGTAGTTTTGTTTTGTCAACATCCTTAAGAAGATCTTTTCCCTTAGCAAAGATATCAGCTCCCAGCTTGGATTTGTTTTCATCTCCCTCAGCTTTGCCCTCATTTTCCTTATCTTTCTTCTTCCCAAATATTCTTGAGAATAGACCCTCTTTCTTTTCTTTTAGCTTAGCTTCCTTTTCTTCCGATTTTTTTTCCTTCTTATTTGTAAGAGCGGGTGGGTTTACAACCTCTTCAGCTTTATTATTTACCGGTTTACTTAGTTTCTTTAGATCATCTTGAGTAAATTCTGATGTTACTTTCCCCTGTAGTCCTTCCAGATATGAATTAATATCCTCCTCTAACCATCCAGATTCTCCGTCATAGTACAAAGGATCAGATAAAATAAGTTCCCTTCTTTTATTGGCTATTTCCTTTTCGCTCGGAGCATCAGGTCCTAGCTTTTTTAGAATATCTTGTCTTGCTTTTAATATATCATTAGATATAACAGCAGATCCCTGTTGTAACTTAACAATCTCCGGTCCCTTTTCACCGACAAGGTACTGTCCGGTTTGGTTAACAGGTCCACCTTTCTCGAATGCTCCTAAAAGCCCCTTACCACCCTTTAATAAACCTCCAAGAGATCCAGAGACAACGTCCTTTATACCCCCGCCTTCTTTTAATCCACCAGCAAGACTCTTTATATCCAGTCCTTTGGCCATATCACCAATACCCTTAAAGTCTAGTCCTTTCAGTCCCTGAGTTAGTCCCTTAAAATCTAATGATTTAAGATCCTTGGATAAACTCTTGAAATCGAGTGCTTTAAGATCGCCAGAGAGACTTTTAAAATCCAATCCACCTATACTCTTAGTGAGCTGAGAGAATTCACCTTTTAGACTCTTAAGGTCCAAACCTTTTATACTGTCAGCAACTTTACCGAGATCCTTAGTCCCCTCCGCGCTTTTTTCCTGTACCTCAACCAAATCAGATGTTGTGGCGGTGTTCTTTTTAATGTCACCGGAAAGCTTATCTACGTTTCTAGATAAGTCTAATAAAGAGGAAATAAGTTTAGGATCTGTAGCCATGCTGTATATATTTCTTTTTATCTAGTTAGATTAAATAATTGTTTAACCCCCTCTTCTGTTTGTTTGTCTGCATTTTCTTGCTCAATTGCAGCATTGAGTTTGTCGAGCCAGATCTGGTACTCATAGAAAGGCAAAGATTCCAACCAATTTGGATCTATCTTATGTTCATGCCATAGTCTAAATTTGATATCAAAGAAGTTCTCCAAAGATATCTGAAATAACGAAAAGAGATCTGATCCCGCTGGGAAAGTTGATATCAGCGGTGACCTCCTCATCACCGCAAGCTGGGCATTTTTGTTTAACTTTTAGTTCAGTCCCAAGTTTTATCTTTTCAGAGAGTTCGAAGTATAAGCTATATTCCTCCTTCGTCCAATAATCTGTTTCTCTCATTCTTAATGAGATCTTATCTGTTGTTAAATCTCTCCACTCATTAAATAGGAATGGTGCAATTTTAAGGAATCCCTCATCAACATCCGATCCTCTTTTCGAAACGTCCGAAACAAATTTAGAAATTGCTTTAGTAACACCTATACTAGGTATACTCATCTCTATCCTTTTTCCTATCTTTTTAACGTCAAAGACAAACGTTCGTGTTTCTACATCATAATACTTAACGATTCTATCATCGAGCTCGTACGAGCTTAAAACACCAGTCCTTAGCTCAATCCCGTCCTTATATGGACAGTCGGGTGTTTCCTTACAGGTCTTAGTCAACTGTAGTAGTATTGAATTCTCACCTCTTACGAAAGTTAAATCCCGAACAGCCATTATTATAAAGAATCGATCCTCTTGTTTCAAATCAAGATACGAAACCACACCTTCTCCCGGGAAATCTATTCTTAAACATCTATCCAGGATATAACTTAGTTTATCCTCTATATCCAATCTATCGTCATCGTCAATAGTGGAGAAATGTCTAATCTCTCTTACTTCCGCAGCTCTTATTGCCAGTTTTGTTCCGTCAGGATAGAACATACCTTTAGATGGTAATATCTGGACAGGAAGGTTCTTCCATCCAGTATCGAATGCGGGTGAGACTGATTGGGCTTTTCCGAAGCTATTTGCTGGTTGCTCGCTCTCGTACACGTTCTTCGGCGTCTCTGTTAAAATTGCTGCAGGTTCTTTCTCAGCTTCAGTACTCTTCACAGAGCCTGAAGGTGTAGATAAAACTGCAGCATCCTGAGGATTTGATTCCTCCTGAATCGGGTCGTCGTAAACTACCCCTCCGGAGAGTTCCTTTCTCCTTAGAATTTCTTCTGGTGATATGTTATCCATAATAATTTTGATTTTATCTATTATATAACACAAAACAAAAAAAGAGGCCAAAATAGGCCTCAAATTTCAAATATTTTTTATTATTGGTTATTAAAGGAATAGATCTTCCCAGTAATCACACACCCAGCTAGTTGTTACACTGTAAATTGTTGCCTGCTCATAATCAAGATCCATCGCATTTATAGCCTCGCTCAGGAAGCAAGAAGGTATTCTTATTCTTCTGAAAACGTCCCCTCTTTTGTTGAATATCGAGATGGACATAGACCCGACATAATCAGATTTTATACCCATTGCTCCAGTTAATGGATTATAAATTAAATCCGACCACTGTCTAAGAATCTTGTAAACTGACATGGAATTGGCATCATTTAAGTTAACCTCAAATTCCATGGATAAAGTCATATCACTCTGAGAAGGCTCTCCACCAGCATATCTTCTTGTAGCAAACTTATACTGTTGGTTAATAGTTTGTGCTGGAGCGATATCAACTGTTAATCCACTTATAGATTTAACCTGTTGTGCCAATATGCTCTCACCCCTAAAAGTTGTTGATGCAGCAACTATCCCAGCAGGGGGATTT